TCTTTACCGGCGTGATCGCGCATTTCCGCCAACAGCCACTCAGGGGCGTCAGGAATCGCCTCTAGGTCGCCTTCAAAGCCGTAATAGCCCTCCGGTGCCTTCCCATCACTGGAGCCCGGATAAGCCCCGTAGATGACGCCCTGACGGCCCCAGAGGACCTCATACCCCGCGCCGGTATCCGACAGCCCAAAGCCCTTCACATCGCCCCACAGGGCCTCTGGGACGCGAAACAGGTACTTCGCCGCGTTGGCCTTGGTGCTGGTGATCTTCGGCGCCCCCTCCAGCGTCTCGCCCCACTTCTTCAGCAGCCTGGAAAGGTTGCGATCCACGTCGAGAATCACGAGTCCCATGCTGCGACCGCCGGTGAACACACCGACCGCTTGGAACACATCCGGCTTGCGCTCGATCTGAAGCGCTACATCCGACGGTGCCATCACCTGATGGTGACTGCGCTCTAGCGGTGTCTTGCCCTTCGAGATTTTCCCGGACTGGATCGCGTACTTCTTGGCGTAAATCGGTGCATAGGCCAGCCCAATAGGCAGCTGGCGCACAAAATCCAGCAGTTCTTGCGTCTTACGAGACACTTTGTTAGACTCCTACAGTGTTGTGTTACACGCGCCCTGGCCGCCTTCCGCGGCTGGGGCGTTTTACTAGGCTAGCCGTCCCGTCAATCCCGTGTTACTGTCATAGACGTTGCCCTCTGGCGACCACCAAAACACCGGAAACACCAATGTCTTTCCTTTCCAAGCAAGCCTCTGCTGCTGTTACGTCCAACAGCACCGGCGGCGGCTATCTCAGCCTCAGCAAGCTCCCCGACGGCGGTTCCGTCCGCTTCGCGCTGCTGACCGACGAACCCCTGGAGTTCTACGAGTGCTGGGGCCAAGCCAACGGCGCATCCAAGCCCTTCCGCTTTGACTACGAGCCCACCATCGAGGACGTAACGACTGAGATGGGCGAGTTCGAACCCCGCGAAGGCCGCGGCGGCCCTGGCACCGCCGACGTGAAGTTCGCCATCGCCTGCCCGGTCTACAACTACGAGTCCGACAAAATCCAAATCCTACAAATCACCCAGAAGTCCATCCTCAAGGAAATCGACCAGATCTCCCAAATGGAGGACTACGAAAATCTGCTGGAGTGGGACTTCACCATCAGCAAGAAGGGCAGCGGCCTGCTCACCGAGTACACCGTCCGCCCCGTCCCCCGCAAGAAAGGCAGCCAAGAGCACGTCGATGCCGCCTGGCTCGAAGCCAAGGCCGAAGGCTTCGACATCAGCCGCCTGCTGACCGGAGGCAACCCCTTCAAGGCTGCCTGAAGTGGAACACTTGTGCGGTGTATGCAGGTTTTTCTTGCTTACAGATGATGATATAAGCGTCGGAGAGTGCAGACGCTACGCGCCTCGTGCGGCACTTAAACGTAGTAACGAAGATCCAGATGTATTTATTACAGACTGGCCTTTAGTTACTACAGAAGACGGGTGCGGCGACTACCAGTTAAAGATTTAAGCGCATTCTTTAGCCCCCTCTAACCCAGGGGGCTTTTTTACTGGTATTATCAAATTGGGAAAGAATAACTTCATGGCCTCCAACACCCAAGACACGCTGGCAGGACTGCGTAAATGGAGGCTGGAGCAAGACAACAGTGGCCCCTTCCGGGTCTACCGGGACATCAAAGGTAATGTATACCATAGTGTTACACACATCCTGAAGGAGACGAGCGACAAAACCGGGCTGGAGCGTTGGGAAGCCCGCCTGGGACCAGTGGAGGCAAGCTGTCAGCGCAGTGTTGCCGCCACCCGAGGCAACATGGCCCACAGTCAGGCGGAATATCTCCTGAAGTGCTCTATGCAGCTGGCACGATCCGCCGCCAACAAACGCAACGCCATCCGCTGGGACGATCAGGGACTAGCCCGCATCCCCACGCCAATCACACAATGGGCACTCAAGCGAGTGAGACCCAACGTCCCCCGCGTTGGCTGGAGCGCCTCCGGCTACGCCCGCAGCTTGTCTGACTGGATCGCCGAAAACGTCACCGAAATTTTCGCCAGCGAGTTCAGCATCCACCACCCGGCAGGCTTTGCTGGAACGGCAGATGCCCTGCTGGGATTCAAAAACAACTCCATCGTGGTTGCCGACTGGAAAACCAGCGTCGGGCGCAAAACTAAAAAAGATGAAGATGGCCTGGAACGCTTGCCCCCAGGGCATTCATACATCGACCAGTGTGGGGCTTACAGCCTCGGCCTAAAACACCTGACCGGACTGGAACCGACTGGAGCTGTGATCGTTCTAGCCCGCCGCTGTGGAGCGCCAAACATTCACTGGATGACCCCCGAAGAACTGCAGCAGGCTGAGAAGTCATTCATGGCCAGGGTGGAGCAGTATTACTCCGCTCTTCAGAATCCCATTCATGTCTCGGCCTAGCGGCCTCGACTAAAAGACATTCATGCTGCATGAAAACCCATTCATGGTGTCTTATTGCGTGTCTCATGAGTCTCACCTCTGAGACGGTGCTGCTGGCGCCATTGGCTGGGATCCTGCTGGGGCTGGCGTGGGGCTTGCTGCTGGGGCGTCTCAGGGCGATTCTCGTGAGTCTCACGGCAAGACAAAAGTAAGGCCCCACCCCGTAGGGCAGGGCTGGGACGTGCTCACCCCTGCGGGGCTCGCACCTTGCGGGGCTTGCTGACGCCAGCATCGGATCGAACCTTACGGGCTGCCCCCTTGCTGGAGCGGGTGCGGTTGGCTGGGGCGCGGGTCGCTGCGCTCCCCGCAACAGCTGGGGCGTTAGTGGGAACGGTGCGCGGAAAAATACCCGTAGCCTGTGGAAAAAGTTCCGGGGGAATGTCAGCCCCGCCGTTGCAACGCTGACAGGCCCTCCAGTAGGGCACCAGTTCCCGCCACAGCTGGAGCGGGCCCTCTTTACCGTGGGCAGCCTGCAGGGCCAGCAGATCAGCCCAGTCTGAAGCCGCCAGGCTGGAGCGTTCTACTGCCCACCGCAAGTCCCGCAGCTGGCGTTTCTCCAGCCGCAGCTGTTCGCGCTCCAGCTCTCGGGCATCTAGGGCCAGCTGTTTACGCTCCCGGCTGGTATTCCAGTCTCCCCCGCTCACGGCTGGACCTCCAGGGCTTCAACGATGAACACTGGGAGCCCCTTGGGGTCGCTGACTGGTGCTGGGGCCAGTGTGATCAGCCCGCGGGCCTGCAGGGAATCGGCGATCCGCTGATCGCGCTGGGGCATCGCCACATAATGCGGCCCCGGGTTGCGGCGGAGGAAGTTAAGCCAGTTCCGCTGCAGTGGTCCTAATGGTCTGTTGCCGTAGTGCATGGCCCCCTTGGTTTGTGGGTTTGCTGTTACATACTACCAGACCCCTGCCAGCCCGCAGCCAATCTGTTAAGTTACACAACACCAGACCCAGGTAGCTTGACTGCTGGTGCATGATTGGCAGGCACGACGCACCCACCGACCAGTGGGCCCACCATGCACAACTACACCCCCGAACAGCTGGCACAGTTCCCTTGGATCGCCAGCTGTGACACCCTTAAGGCTGAAGATCTGCTGCCGAAGTTCTGGCAGGTTGCTGAGATGGTGGCAGTGCTGGCAGATCGTCCCCAGCTGCTAAACGCCGAAACCCTCGCCAGCCTGACCAAGTTGGTGGGCGAAGACTCCAAGGAGTCGGACTGGAACGACGAGGAAGCCAACCTGACCCTAGAGGATCTCAGCCTGGCACTTGATGACGCCGCCCCGGCTGGCTTCTATTTTGGAGCTAGCGAAGGAGATGGCGCCGCTTTCGGCTTCTGGCTTGACGAAGCCTGGGGCGATGCGCTCGACTCCTGCAGCGTTGATACGGACTGCGGCCCCGAGCGCTTGGCGCTGCTGATCGCTGAGCTTTCCGATCTTGGCTACGACTCCGACAACCTGGCCGAGGCTTACTGTGGAGAAGCCGAAGGATACAGCGAGGCCGAGGCCGGCGCTGATGCTGCTGCCATGCTGGCCGAGGCTATCGGCGAGGGTGCCGCCGACTCTATGCGCTGGCCCTATTGCTGCATCGATTGGGCCGAAGCCTGGGAGTACCTGCAGCAGTCCGACGGCTACAGCCTGGCGCGAGTGTCTCCCGCTCGTTGGCTGGTACTTTCCCCAGCTTGAGGCCAACGCCTACCGATCAACGGCCCGGCCAGTGTGCCGGGTCTTTTTGCTGCGCGGCCTGCGGCCGCTTGCAAGGTACAGCCTAAGATTGAAGCAAACAGCCCGGGGATCTTAACAATGGCCGAACAGCCGGAAGCTAACACCGAAGCGCCGGAAGTTGCGGCGGAAGATTTAACCGCGAACGGTTATCCCCGTGATAGCGCCGAAAGGATGCGGCGAATCTACGGCAAGCGCAATCCTGACGCAGTGATAGAGCAACGCCAACAGCGGCTGTACAAACGGCAACTAGACGGGCTCACCACACGGCAACTGGTGCTAGAGCACGCAGAAAGAGAGGGCATCGCTGTAAGTACAGCCTGGAAAGACTGGGACGCTGTGCAACAGTGGGTAGCGCAGGATTTTGAGCGAGAGAGGCCGCGGTTAGTCTCTCGAATCGCTCAGATGAGAGAACGGCTGTTCTCTGCTGCCGTGCGGAAGGGTCAGCTGCAGACTGCAGCGATGCTGCTCAAGGACATGGGCGCAGTGGTCGGCGAGGTCGCACCGGAAGCCCAGGCCGCCGCGGCCCCCGTGCTTCGGGTGGAGATCGACGACAAGCGCAGCGCAGAGTCTTAGGCTGATATTCGGCGTCTTAGGTTGAAACAGTAGACAGCTGCCCAACCGGCGGCGATGCCCTGGCGCGCGCTGCTTCTGTCTCTATACTGTGCAAGACAACAACGGAGCTCACCCATGGCCCACCCCTCCCTCAACCCCAAGCTCGCCGCCGGCCTCCTGTTCGCTGGCGCTGCCTGCTGCACGTTCCTCCCCCTCACCGCGCTCCTGGTGTTCGCCGGCGGTGGTGCGCTCTACCTGGACGCCAGCCGCTGAGGGTTAGTACAGCTGTACTCACAGGAATTTATCTAATTTTCTGCGGGTACAGCTGTACTACAATACAACCGTACCAGCGACCGGGGGGAGGGTTGCGAGAATAGTACGTACGTACCGGGGGGCAGGGAACCTACTGATACATTCGCATTTCCTCCCTCTGTTACACACCGGGGGGAGGGGTCGAATTTCTGTAATACCCTAGAAGGTACCCGTCCCCGAAAAATGGCCGAAACGGCTGGAACCCTCTCCCTCCGCTACGCCCAGGGACAAGTCTTCTCCAGCCGTAAACGCTTCCGTGTCTTGGTTGCCGGCCGCCGCTTCGGCAAGAGCTACCTCTCCTGCATCGAACTTTTGCGTGGGGCAATCGAACGCCCCGGCGAAACCTTTTTCTACGCCGCCCCCACCTACCGCATGGCGAAAGACATCGCCTGGAAGGTACTAAAAAAACTTGTCCCAAAAGCCTGGATCAAATCCAAAAACGAGACCGACCTAAAAATCGAGCTGGTGAACGGCTCCACCATCGAACTGAAGGGCACTGAAAATGCCATGGCCCTGCGAGGCCGCAGTCTGGCTGGCGTGGTGCTCGACGAAGCCGCGTTCATGTCCAGCGACGTCTGGTTCGAAGTCATCCGACCCGCACTCGCCGACAAACAAGGCTGGGCACTCTTCATCTCCACCCCCGACGGCACCGCCAGCTGGTTCTACGAACTCTGGCAATACGCCGACTCCGGCGATTCCGACTGGAGCCGCTGGCAGTTCACCACCATCGAAGGCGACAACGTCCCCGCCGAGGAAATCGAAGCCGCCCGCAGCCAACTCGACTCGCGCACCTTCCGCCAAGAATTCGAAGCCAGCTTCGAAAACCTGAGCGGCCTCGTCGCCGTCTCCTTCAGCGACGCCAATATCTCCACCGACGCAGCCGACATTTCAATACTTCCACTCCTTTTGGGGGTGGACTTCAACGTGGATCCCATGTCCGGCATCTGCGCCGTCCTCAAAGACGACACCCTCTACGTCTTCGACGAAATCATGCTCACTGGTGGCGCCACCACTTGGGACTTTGCCGAAGAAGTCACCCGCCGCTTCGGCGTGGATCGCCGCGTCATCGCATGTCCCGACCCCACCGGTGGCGCTCGCAAAACCTCCGGCGTGGGACTTACCGACCACAACATCCTCCGCCGCAGCGGTTTTAACGTCTCCAGCCCCAAAGCCCCCTGGAAAATCCGCGACAAAATCACCGCCGTCAACACCGCCCTCTTGGATGCGACTGGAACACGCCGCACCTACATCCACCCCCGCTGCAAAGAACTAATCAAATCCCTCCGCACCCTCACCTACGCCCCTGGAACTGGCCTCCCCAACAAAAACCTAGGCGTAGACCACGCTTTCGACGCCTTCGGCTACCTCTGCCTCCAACAATTCAACCTCGCCAAACACGGCACCCTCGGCCAAACCTCCTACCGCCTCTACTAACCCTCCGTAGACTGCAGAAAAGCCCGCAAAACATGGCCAAGAAACCTACAAAAGGCCAGAAAAAGGTCGAAAAGGTCATGTCCGAATACTCTGCTGGAACCCTTAAATCCAGCTCGGGCAAAAAAGTGACCTCCCGCAAGCAGGCAATCGCCATTGCCCTCAGCGAAGCAGGCATGGCGCGCAAAAAACCCACCAAAAAGGGAGGCAAAAAGTAATGGCCGCCAAAAAAAAGGGCCTTTACGCCAACATTGCAGCCAAACGCAAGCGCATCGAAGCCGGCAGCGGCGAAAAAATGCGTAAGCCTGGCACCAAAGGCGCCCCCACCGATGCCGCCTTCAAAGCCGCGGCCAAAACCGCCAAAAAACCCAAAAAACGGAGCAAGTAACCATGGCCGCCGTCTCTATCACCGCCAAAGACCGCTTCACCAACCTCGTGGAATACACCGGCGCCACCATGGACGCCGTCGACGAGTGGTTCGAAGTCCCTGCTCAGTCCTCTAGCTATACCTTTGCCGCCACCGTTACAGGCAGCGCCAACTTCAAACTCGCCTTGGAGTGCAGCTTCGACAGCACGTGGTTCACTATTGACACCGCAAAAACCATCAACTCAGCTGGCAGCTACGTTTACTTCTACGACGGCAAACCCGCCGCCAAAATCCGTATGCGAATCTCAGAAGTAAACTCTGGCACCCCAGACGTCGTCCCCCACATCGCCGTCGCCTACCACGGCTAATCCCATGGAAATCACCTCCGTAATGCTTGACGCGATCTTCGCCGTCAAGGGCAAGCGCAACCCAAATCTCTGGGACCCCCGCTGCGCCCGCTTCCTCGCCAAACAGGCCGTCATCGCCGTTACCCCCGCAAAAACCAAAAAAGAAGTCGCCCTTGCACTGGAACTCGTCGAAGAAATCATCAACTAAACTCAAAACATCCCCTACTGCATAACGACCCGTGGCTTTCTTTCGCGGCGAGGAGGGCTCCATCAGCTTCAAGGACAGCTCCGGCGTCGTGGCCGCAGTCTCGTCCACCCGCAGCTGGAGCTTCACCATCAACAAAGACACTCTGGACGTAACCGACCAAGGTTCGACCAGCCGTGAATTCATTGGCAGCCTCCTCTCTGGAAGCGGCAGCGCCGAAGTCATGTACACCGCCCCCGGCTCGGGCGAAACCCTCAACTTCATCGACGACGTCCTGACCACCAAGGACCAAACCGACGCCCAATTCGAACTCTTCTTGGACACCTCCGGCACCAAGAAAATC